AAGGACATTTGGCAAATGCAGGAGCAAACGCAATGGGAATTGAAGGTGTTGCAACAAAATTTTCCGGCAGAGGTGGATTAACAGATGCATATAACTTTGCAATGAGAGATTTAACCGCAGCAATTTCATCTTTATCACAAAAGCAAAGGGATAAGATATTCAATGAAGGTAAGTGTTTTATGAACATAGAAGTAATATGGCCAGAATCCGTAAATGTCATACCATATGGGCAGGCTCTATTAGTTTTTCATAATACAACTTGTTATGATGAAAGTGGAAATGCCGTAGGCGCTGACCAAAGTGCAGCAAGAGTATTGGCCGGGATGATTAAACAAGTAAACGCAGATATCCAATCAAAATATACAATACAGGGACCACCAATAACATCAATCCCAAAAAATGAAAATCTTTCTGCAAAGCAGGGAAAATATTTATCAAAATTAAATAGATTACAATCGCAATTTGGATTAGGAGATGGTGATACGGTTGCACTATATCATCAAAGCTGGTGGGAAAACTTCATAGATACTAAAGCGCCTGTTAAGGTTGATAAAATTACAAAAGAAGCATTGGTGAGAAGATGGGCATTTGGTGATAAATCTTTTAGATTAAATACAATATCAAATCCTGATTTACAAAGTTGGGCAATGGATAACGATAAAGTAAATGTTGTAAAACAACAAAAAGATAACATTAAACCATTTGAAGAAATATTTTTGGGAGTAGGTGCGGATGTATTAGATTTTGTTAGTTCTGTTTTGACCGTTCATCCTGATAAGGCTATTAGGTCTATGAAAGATAAGTTAAAACAAGTTGCATCACAAATAAAAACATCTGGCGATGCAACAAAAATACAAAAATTTAAAACAGAATTAGCAAGGTTAAATTCTTTAGGTGGTATCAATAGAATTGTTGCAGCTGAGGGACTTGTATTTTTTTATAATGGTAAAACGTACAAATTAACCGGAACATTTGCACCATTGAATCAGCTGCTTGGTATTTTTTACGAATAATTTTGATATATATTAAGAAACAATTAGTTACATAAATAAATTAGTATGGCAAAAAGAAAAAGCTTTGATGAAAAATCAAAAGGGATGCATAAATCCCGCAAACTTATCATAGATACCGTATTTGGTAGAGAAGATAATACGCAAAGAGTTTTTGGTTATGAAAAATCGGAAGATACAACAAAAAGAGAAGTTGGTGATAGGTGGGTAGATAGTGATGGTAAAGAGTGGGAACAAAAAGATGGATTTAAAGTATCCGTTAGTCAAATGGATGATGTAAGACAGTTTTTACAAAAATTAAGTACATGTCATTCCGAAAATTGTGAGACCAAACAATATAGTAGAGCCGATAAAAAATTGATAGTAAAAACGGGATATTGTATAGTTTGTTTAGCAAAACTAGAAGCAAAATTAAAAGCAGATGGAACTTATCCATTTTATGAAGATTATAAAATAACTTTGAATAAATTAGGATTTATAAGAGATTTCAAACAAAAATGCGAAGATAGTTTGAATTCTTTAAAAAAGGATTTCCAAATGGTAACAGAAGATGGTAGGATAGAAAACTGGACTTGGGAAGTAGATATTGATCAGGTTAAAAAAGATTTACAATCAGATATAGATAACTCTTATGAATCTATAGAATTACTATTGGAAAGAAGAAAAGTATTAGAAGAAAAATTATTGGAATTGAATCATCCAGAACTGATTAAAAAATAAATTATGAAAAAATTTTTAAATGTAAAAAATATTATAATAGCAATACTTTGTATTGTACTTTTATTTAACTACCTAAAGGGATGTGTAGGAAAAAAAGAAGAAAAACCAACCGAAACCATAAAAATAGATGGTAAAAAGTATGAAGTTATAAAAAAAGAAATAGATACATTCTATTTAGAAAAAACAAAAGTAGTAAAGAAACCAGGGAAAGATATATACCATGACACAACGATATATGTATCAGTTCCGCAAAACGTAGATACTGCAAAAATTTTATCACAATACTATGCTAAAAATGTATATAAAGATACATTGAAATTGGATGATAGTATTGGTTTTGTTTCGGTAATAGATACTATAAAAGAAAATACAATTCATTATAGAACTTTTAATGCAAAGGTTAGAGAAAAAATTGTTGAACAAAAAATATATTTAAAAGAACCACCAAAAAGACAATTGTATTTTGGATTTGAAGGCACTTTTGATAAAGCAGAAGTATTTAGAGGTGTTGGAACCGGTGTTGTTTATAAAACAAAATCTGATAAATTATATAAAGCAAATATTGGCGTTTTGAATTTACAAAATGATTTATCACCATATCTGAATGTGGGTATGTATTGGAAAATCAAATTAAAAAAATAATGGCGGTACAAGGTGCACCAAAAAAAAATTTAAAAGAAATAATATCGGATGAATATCGTAAATGTGCGGGAGACCCCATTTACTTTATGAAAAAATATTGTATAATTCAACATCCGACTAGAGGAAAAATCCCATTTCATTTATACCAATTTCAGCAAGAATGCCTAACTGATTTTAAAGAAAATCGTTTTAATATTATTCTTAAAAGTAGGCAGCTTGGATTATCTACACTTTCAGCTGGATTTATTCTGTGGAAAATGTTATTCAATCAGGATTTTAATGCATTGGTTATTGCAACTAAAGTAACGGTAGCAAAAAATCTTGTAGAAAAAGTTAGAGTAATGCATGATTTACTTCCTGTTTGGTTAAGAGATGGTGGTAATTCTTCTGTTGAGGATAACAAACTTTCTCTTAAATTAAAAAACGGTTCGCAAGTAAAAGCAATCGCATCTTCTCCAGATGCAGGACGTTCTGAAGCACTATCACTATTGGTAGTAGATGAGGCGGCATTCATTAGAGATATTGATGAAATTTGGTTATCAGCACAATCAACTCTATCAACGGGTGGTTCGGCAATCGTATTATCTACACCAAATGGTGTTGGTAATTGGTTTCATAAAATGTGGGTGGAAGGAGAAAATGGTTCAAATGGATTTAATACCATAAAATTACATTGGACTGTACATCCTGAAAGAAATCAAGAGTGGAGAAACGAACAGACACGTATTTTAGGAATTAAAGGTGCATCGCAAGAGTGTGATTGTGATTTCGTTGGATCTGGTGATACTGTGATTGATCCACAACTATTAATGTGGTATAAGGATACATACGTTATGGAGCCAGTAGAGAAGAGAGGATTCGATGGTAATCTTTGGATATGGGAACATCCAAATTATAATAGGCAATATATGGTTGTTGCAGACGTAGCGAGAGGTGACGGATCCGACTATTCAACGGCGCAAATAATTGATATAGAAGATTGTTCACAAGTTGGAGAATATAGAGGCAAAATTGATACAAAAGATTTTGGAAACTTCCTAACTGCATTGGCAACGGAATATAACAACGCATTACTTGTAGTAGAAAACTCAAACGTAGGTTGGGCAGCAATACAGCAAGTTATAGATAGGGGGTATCCTAATTTATTCTATATGAGTAATGACCTTAAATATGTTGATGTTGAAAAACAAATGTCTAACAAATATTATAGAGATGAAAGGCAAATGGTAGCCGGATTTTCTACCACAACAAAGACACGACCTCTTATCATTTCTGCATTGGATACTTACTTAAATGAAAAGGAAATATTAGTTAGATCATCAAGATTAATAGAAGAATTATTTACATTCATATGGAATGGTGGTAGAGCGGAAGCAATGAAAGGGTATAATGATGACCTGACGATGGCATTGGCAATTGGATTGTGGGTAAGAAACACCGCGTTAAGATTAAAGCAAGAGGGAATTGACTTAACCAAAGCAATGTTAGGATCTTCACAAATAAAAAAATACGAAGGAGTATATACTCCCGTATCTCATTTAAAACAAAATCCATATGAAATGGATATGGGTAAAGGAGAAAAGGAAAATTTACATTGGTTATTGGGATAATCTTATATTTATATGTTGAAAGTATAACAAATGAACGAAGATTTGAATAAATGGTTTAAAGAAAAATGGGTAAACATTGGCAAAAAAGTCGATGGTAAGCACCCACCATGTGGAACTTCGGGAGAAAAAAGTGGTTATGCTAAATGTGTTCCTGCAGCAAAAGCAGCGGGGATGAGTAAGAAGGAAAAAGAAAGTGCAACTCGTAGAAAGAGAGCGGCACAAAATGATGCAGATAGGGGTGGTAAGAATAGTAGTGGACAAGGCAAAACGCCTATATATGTTTCTACTAAACCAAAAAATGAAGATTGGAGTCAGAAATATAAAAATAGTATAGATTGTAATAACCCAAAAGGGTTCTCTCAAAAAGCACATTGTGCTGGAAAAAACAAAAATGAAATTATGACTATAGAAGAAAAAATGGAATTATTTTTGGAAAAGAATTGCCCAACTGATCCAGGTAAATGGTCGGCATCTAAAGCGGCAGCAAAATCTAAATTTGATGTATACCCATCAGCTTACGCAAATGGTTGGGCTGCAAAAAATTATAAATCAAAAGGTGGTGGTTGGAGAACTTGTAAAGAAAGTGTTCAATTGGATGAAGGTTGTTGGGATGGATATCAACAGGTCGGAATGAAAGAAAAAAATGGTAAAATGGTTCCTAATTGTGTACCAATAAACGAAAATATAAATGAAATGAAACTTATTAACTTATTACCTGTAAATTTACATAAAGAAGATAACCATATGCCAAATCATCCTGAAAGAAGAGATGATGATAGTGAAATAAACTATGGTACAGTTGAACCTGATGAATATGATGTAGAAGATGAAGATATGGAAGATTTCATATCCTTTATGCGTACATACTCAAAGGAATTAAACGAAGCAACTTGTCCTTGTTTATTAGAAGCAGAATATCAAGGTAGAGATGTTCCATTGGGAAAACCAATGAGAGGAGATGTTAAAAAATTTAAAGTATACGTAAAAAACCCAGCTGGTAATGTGGTTAAGGTAAACTTTGGTGACCCTAATATGAGGATTAAAAAATCAAATCCTGATAGAAGGAGAAGTTTTAGAGCAAGACACAATTGTGATAATCCTGGCCCAAGAACTAAAGCAAGATATTGGAGTTGCCGTAAGTGGTAATTTGGTAAACCCAAAAAAATTTCGTATATTAAAAAAAATTTTACACTAAATGGCAGATAAATCTATATTCGGCAGGTTACAAAAACTATTTTCAACAAACACTATAATTCGTAAAACTCCAGATGGGGTAAAGGTTGTAGATACAGATGAGTATCAATCCATGACAACTAATCTCGTTGATCGTTTTATGAAATTAAAGGTTAGTAATTATGCAGGTGGAGTAGAATCCGGATTGGCATATCAACAAGTTCGTATTGATCTTTTTAGAGATTATGATTCAATGGATATGGATCCAATCATTAGTGCCGCACTTAATGTATATGCGGATGAGTGTACTGCTAGAAATGAATTTGGAAATGTTTTAAAAATTCATCATGAAGATGATAATATAAAACAAATTTTAGAAAACTTATTTTACGATATTCTAAATATAGAACATAATTTGTGGATGTGGAGCCGTAATTTGGTAAAATACGGTGATTTTTATTTACAATTGGAGATGGCAGAAGGATTGGGTATTGTAAATGTTTTACCATTATCAACGTATGAAATGAGTAGAATTGAAGGATTTGATCCACAAAATCCACAAAGAGTTAAATTTGTTTACGCTCCATATCAAAATCCATATAATGCAGTTGGACAGAGTGCAAAAAAAGAATACGAAAATTACGAGATTGCACACTTTCGTTTGAATGGTGATGCAAACTTTTTACCATATGGTAAATCAATGATTGAGGGTGGACGTAGAGTTTGGAAACAATTATCCCTTATGGAAGATGCAATGCTAATTCATAGAGTGATGCGTGCACCGGAAAAAAGAATATTCAAAGTTGATGTAGGTAATATTCCCCCAAATGAGGTTGATAATTACATGCAGAAAATTATAAA